AGAAATGTCAGAGATATTGTTATCTCAAGAAAAAGCAAAATCAAAAGATCCACGCAGAGCATACGGAGAAGTAATCGATGTAATGATTAAAACGATGCGTAGGTTCAGAGATTTGCCAATAAATGTTGTGTTTATCGCTAAAGAAGCAAGAGAAAGAGATGAGGCAACAGGCATGTTCCATTATCAACCGATGATGGTGGGTGCTAAGTTACCGAAACAAATACCTTACTTTTTTGATGAAGTGTTATGTTTGAGAACTTTTGATGATGAAACTAAAGAAGGCAAGAAAACAGTCAGTCGTTGGTTTCAAACAAGAGTAGGACAAAACTACATAGCGAAAGACAGAAGTGGGAAGTTAGAAGAGTTTGAAGCACCTAACTTAACCGATATTATTAACAAACTAGGATTTGCATCAGGGGGTGCGTCATGAGTGATTTTGAAGGACTAGATATAAATTTGGAAGAAACAGAAAGCGGTTCATTTATACCAGAGGGCGATTACCCTTGTATTATAAATAAGGCTGAAAGAAAGACTTCTAAAACAGGTAACGATTACATAAATGTAGAACTATCAGTAACTGGCGAGAAATACGCAGGTTGGCAAGTAAGAAAAATCTTTTCTCTTTGGTATCAACATGCTGATCCACAAAAAGAAAGTGAAATCAGAGGTTACGCTAAAAATGATTTTGCAAGATTGATAAGAGCATGTGGCATGTCAGAATTACCTAAAAAATTTATTGAATTTGAAGGTAAAGAAGTAATGTGCGCACTGGTAGTTAAGGAAGCGGATGAAGATTCGGAATATGGGCCAAGCAACGAAGTGAGGTCATTTAGGAAGTTAGAAACGATGACTCCACCAAAAGCTGCAGGTCTACCACCGAGCATGTCAAACGACAAAGAAGAGAAGGAAGATGATAAAGGGGCAAAACCACCTTCTTTATAAATCCACACGGCTCGCTAGGGGTCGAAGAGATAAGTGTTCTCCATACCCTAATCATCACACTTTCTCAGCCTAGCATATTAAATTAGCTACAAGGGTTTTTTTTCATTATTCATCCCTGAATGACAACCTTGGTGCAGTTGTGTAGCGAAACGCACCTTTTTTTATAAGGAGAGATTTATCAAACCAAGTTCAGCAAAAGCAAAAGGAAGACTGCTACAACAGAAGTTTAGAAATATGTTAGTAGATATCCTTGGACTTGACGAAGATGATCTTGAAAGTCGCCCGATGGGGAGTGCTGGTGAAGACATAATTATGGGCAAGCAATCCAGGGAAAAGTTTCCATATTCAATCGAATGTAAAAATCAAGAATCCATAAATCTTTGGAAAGCCTACGACCAGGCATCAAAAAACTGTAAAGGATATGAGCCTTTAGTTGTTCTCAAAAGGAATAGAAGTAAAGTATTGGTTTTATTAGATGCAGAACATTTTGTAAAACTGCATAAAGACTAATCAATATTTTCGTCAATCAATCTTTGTAAGCACCACCAGGCTTTTCTTAAATCTTCGATAACATTGTCATGTTTCTTCTCGTATCTCCATAGGTACTTAATACAGTTACCTTTCAAGTAAGCCTTAAATTCTTGGTGTGTCATACTAGCTTTGATGGCATCAATACATTGTATCTCGCCTTCACTTTTGTAGTGGTCAGGGTTTATATTGTCTTTTATTTTATTAGGTGGTCTCATTTTCTAAATCCAGTGTCACGATATTCGGACTGTTATATATAGTAGGTTTATTACCCTTCATACATCTTTTGATGTTTTCCAGGTACGTGTTCATTGTTTCCCAAGCGACATCCATTTGCTTATCTGTAATTATGAATACTTTACTTGCGTATGGCGGTTTCTTTTCTTGAGCAACAAATACAAATTCTTTTACTTTATATCCTGCAGCTTCCATACCGCGTCTATACCAAGCAGCTTGCTCTGCATAGCCATACTTCAATACAGATTCTTTGAAATACTCAGGAGAGCAACTGTAAGTGGTTTTATAATCCACAACCACAATTTCATGCGGTTTATGTGGGCCTCTTGGTTGGCAAATTACATCAGGACGGCATTTACAAAGAACTTCATCCTCGTACCAGTAAAATGATGCTTCGGCAATTTTTCCCTCACCATTCAAATACATGTCACCCTCTGGAATCATGTGGTCACGCATCGCCATAATATCATTGTATTCTGATTCTTTAATACAGCACATACCTCTATCCAGTATGTCTTGTTTAAGTTCTTTGTTTACTTTGGTGTATGGAGATCCAACAATTACTCCAACGTCCCTGGTAAAAGCATCTTCACCCTCTACAAGGAGAGAGTGCGCTGCAGTACCGAAGTTCATTGCAGATGTGGTTTCTTGTTCTAATTCAAGAGCGTGTAACTGACTTTCGCCAAACTTACGCACGTAAGATGAACTGATACCTATATCTGAGTGGTAATCCTCATTTGATATACCAGTATAAATAAAAGCATCACCGCGCTTCTCACATTCGTATTGATCTAGTGGGTGTTTCATTTGGTTCTCCTAAAATGGAAGACTGTCGAGATCGTCGTCGAATTCGTCTTCATCAAAATGTACTTTCTTCTTATCGTTTTTATCTGGTGGTGGAAACATATTCAGTTTCTTTTCAAACTCAAAATAGTCTGCGTCATACTCTGAATAATCCAGTAAAGCAGTTTGAATCAAATCTTCATTAAAATATGGCTCTGGCCAGAATCCAAACCTGTTATATATGGTTTGCATGTTTTCTTGAAATGACTTTTTATTGTCATACATGGGTTTACCGATAGATATCCAGTATTTTCTTATTTCTCTCAAACCTTCTTTGTCGCCCTGGTAAATTATATCGTACTCAGTTTTTTCGTAGGGTAAGTATATGTAACCGCCTTTGTTCCGATTAAATATGTAGCACTTGATGGGTTTACCTATCGTCATTTATCAGTCTCCTTTCTGATTCTTTATAGACATCTTCAAAAACGGTAGGGTATCTTTCTCTTAATACAGTCAAAGCGTATGCCATTCTGTTCATTGATTCGAGGTCGCTGCAAAATAATTCTGTTGATTCTAGATCAACAGGATCAAAGGGTACAGGCATTTTGATTTTTTTTGGCTTAACGGTAATCTTTTTTGGGACTGCAATATCTTTAATAGTTTTGTTTAGTTCTGACATTTAATTCTCCAATTAAATTGTTAATAGTAATTCATTGTACTTATATATTTGACCATTGTAAATAAATAGTTATATACTAGTAGTTCTTAATATGAGTTTTGGGTAAGACAGGAACTACATACCATAAAAACACACATACCCCCTGTCTTGCCCTTTCTTTAAATCAAAATGGAGAAAGGTATGCCAAGATTAAATAACTTCCAAATTTTTGTTCGTAGAATGTATTATCAAAATTGCAGAGAGCGCAGAGATAACGGACAGAAACCCTACTTTGATTGGGAAGAATACTTGAGTAAAAACGAAGAATTTTTAAAAAAAAAATACCAGGAGAAAAAAGATGATGTGTCCTAAGTGTGATGAAGGCTATATTGTCACGCAGCAAGCAGAGCCAGATATAGGTATTCCAAAAGTACATTACTGCGAAGAGTGTGACGAGGTATATGATGAATATGAAATTGACGAAATTAGGTATGACTTATGAGTAAGATAATCGTCAAAAGTCCAAAAATATATCGTCACGCCTTATTGAATGTGGTCAAAGATATAGTCAATAAAGAGCCGTTAGACGAAATGCAAAAAGACAGTCTTATATCTAAGATTGAATTATTGCAACAAAATGAACCGATTATCGAATTGGAGGGATAATATGGCTAGATTTACAGATAACACGATTTACAATGAAATGATAATGTCAATCATTGGTATATTCGCCAAACTCGATTTGGAGACTCAAATAACTACTGTTAAAACATTGGCGCAAACGATTGAAAGACAACATAATATTAGTCAGATGGAGCGTGAATCTTTGGAAGAAAAAGAACATTTGCTGCAACAGCAACATGAAATGATGCAAGCTCTGACAGAACTAGAGGAAGTATCTGGTCTTTATAAGGATTGATATGCTAAAAGCTGACGGCTTCGACGAAGCTATCTTGGGATTGACATACGATATGGTGGTCAGCGAAGACCGCCTTATCTATTCGCAAAAGAAATGTATTGATATATTGGTCAAACGTGATGGTATGACTGATGAAGAAGCACTCGAATACATGGAATTCAACGTGTTATGTGCGTATATAGGCCAGAATCAGCCTATTTTCCTAGATGATCTAATAGAATTTGACTTAAACGAGTTGTAAAGTGATATACTTCCGTTATGGAAGAGAAAACAACGCCCGATCTAAAGGTGGTTTCACTCGAAGACAGACGGCCTAAACCGAATCATATCGAAGGCAAAGAACGCCTGGATCTATTATTTGAAGACTTTGTAAAGCGCGGTGCAAGACCCGAAATGGTTGCTGAAATGATATTGGCATACGGAATATGCGAATTATTGAATCATTCATCACGTCCAGAAAAAGGCTTTGATTCGATCAGTAGGCTCTTGACTGACTCATTTAATCTAAATATTGAGCAAGAATACATTTATCCCTCTCAAATCAGGAGTTTTGTCAAAAAGGACGACGACCCTGACAAAACTATTTGAATTGTATCCCTTTAAATAAAAGGTTTTCGAGTTTTGTCAGTTTTGTCAGGTTCTGAGCCTCCCTATAAGAATCCGTATACAAAGTGTAAAAAATACCCTCTCATACGTACAAAAGAAAAGGGTATATAAGATAATATAAGACAAAACCCCCCTTTTTTATTTAGATATATATTGTAGCCCTCTGTTTAAGCGGAATTACTTTTGTCAAGTAAAGTGTGACAAAACTCTGACAAAACTAATTTAATCTGACAAAACTATTTGTTATAGTATTTGTATAAATGAAGATATTAGCGAATAAAAAGATAAGAGAATCGTTGCATCCAGATATTCGGGAGTTGTTAGAGTCGGAAATGATTGTTAATATTGCTACAACATTTCCTGGAACAAGGGTTGTATATGCCGAAAGACTTAAACATAAGAGCAAGTGTAAAAGTAGAACCGACACTTGAGAATACAGATGAAATGCCAATCGAATATCTCAATCAAGATGAAAAGCATTTAACTAAGCGACAAAGATTGCTTGTTTGGAATTTAGTCAACGATCCACAACTAACGTATGCCGAGGCCGCTAAGAAGGCAGGATATAAAAATCCTATTGTCGTCGGGCGATATATGCGTAAGAACTCTAACAGTAAGTATGCACACGTCCGTCGGGAATACGAGCGATTGATGGTAGAGGCAAAGAAGAAGTTTGAATTAACGCATGAACGTGCGGTTGAGGATCTTTATAAATTGAGAGATGATGCCTGGGGTAAAGGTGCATTTAACGCAGCTATTCAGGCTCAAGGATTGTTATTGAAGGTCGGGGGATTAATCGTTGATCGTCGGGAAGTATTGCATGGGAAGATCGATCAAATGAGTCGGGCAGATGTAGAAAGAAGACTCCAAGAATTACTTGGAGAAAAGTCTGTCGGGATTATTGAGAATAAGTCGGGTACTAAGGCCTTAGAAAATAAATGAGTAAGAGAAAAAAATTAACTACTGAGTCGGGTATCGAGGTTGAATACCTGATAGATGAAAATGGATTCCAGATATACGGAGATTATACAGACAGCGAATATCGGGAAATAATCCCGATAGTCGCCAGTCTTGAATCAGAACAGAAATCAACTTAGTTTTCTTGGATTTCAGTATCATTAGAAATCTCCACATAATTTTTATAATAAATTTTAATTTCGTTTGGTCTTGAATCAGAACATTCACCTTCTTCAAAACCACAAATTCCACATTTTAGGATTATAGATTTTTTATGAATGTAATTATTATCACACTCACAATCCCAATATCTGGGGTCGGTTTTAACTATCATCAGAAATCTCCTCTCCGTCTTCAGTTAACCCTTTAATATCTTCTCTACATATAGTAAATAATTCCCAACAAGTGTTGTTGTATTCTTCCAATAAATTTTCTATAAATTCTTCTTTTGAATTAGCTTCCCTTACTGGATTTACAGTAATGGTAATTTTACATTCATAGCTTTTCATCAGTCACCTCCTCTTTAACTATGTAAGGACTAAACGCATCAATCATTGCCTGATATCCTAATCTAATCCAGAAATCATGGTCTTGTGCAAATTCTCCAACCTCTTGATCTTTTCCATAATCTGACTCTGCCATAATAATGTTGTATATTTCGTCTGGGTGAAGTGAGGGATCATTTTCTTCGATTTCATAGTATCTACGCTCTAAATCTTCATTGGCAAAATGACACTCCACGCTACCAACAACACCCAAAATATACCCATTCGATATTTGATACAGATTTTCATTGGGGCAGTCTCGCTCTTTAATTAAAGTCAATTTAAAATCATTCAAATCCTCAATAATCAACTCTGCCCATTTGTATTCATAACACACATAATTTTTGCGGTCTTCTGAGAAATACTCAAATCTCCAACCGCACCACTTATATAAAGATATTTCTTGATCCTCTACGATATCTATCTTTCGTTCTTGTAATTCAATCTCTGACATATTTTTCTCCTGTAAAAAAAAAGGAAGTAGCTTACGCTACCTCCTCCGTGTTTTTGATTTCTGACAATCTAGCTCTGGCGATCTCTCTGGCTTTGATAGGGAATTCAGTATTTGCTACACCCTCCCAAGCACGATCTATGTCTTTTTTAATTTGCTCTAAGTGATATCTGATATCCCACCATTTAAGATTTCTAGCATGTTTACTTAATGCCTTTTCCAAAATTCTAACGTGATAATTTTCATGACTGGTGCATGTATGCAAAAGACCAACTGCAAGTCCTTTGTCACCTTCTTCATTTGTAAAAGAGAAATCTTCAATTTTAAGAATCTCTGCACAAGGAAACTGATTCATCAAACCCTTTTTGTTGTACTTATGAAAATATATTGTTTCCCATTTTGGCATACCCTCGTCTGATTCGGCTTCAGTCTCAACCCAATCGACCAAGTTCATAATACTGACACAATATTGTTTTTTTGCTTGCTTGTAGTTCATTTTTCTCTCCTGTTAAGTTTTGAATGTTTTGTTTTTTTTCTTTAATTTTACAGGTTTGTAGCCGAAATGTAAACAACATATTAGTATACAAACAGTATATATATTAGTTACTTATCTATTCTATATAATAGGAATACATACCAAAAATAGCATCTATCTCACTTCTTTTGGCTCTATATATACAGAAACGGATCTGTCGGGTGTCGGGTTTTGATTTTGAGTTATATATAGATGATCAGCAGATCTGAATATATGAGTGATGAATGAGATATTGTCGGGTGTCGGGTGTCGGGTTTTCAATTTTAGTCGGGTGTCGGGTTTGGAGTTTGAGCTTAACTGATAAGTGATAGATATAGATATATAGAATGATGGCCGATAGTAAAAAAAATGTGAGTTTTGTTCTTAGTGGCAAGTAAATAAATAATTGGATACTAACTGTCTATAGTGTTACAATTGTTATACATTCAAAAAACGGGAGTTTAGAAAAAATGAAATTAAATCTAATATCTAATGGTCGGAGCAATCCAAAAACTGATAAAAGTAATAAACAAAGCGATAAGTATTTGACGTTTATATTACACTTGCGACCCATCAATACGAAAATATGCCCATTCCAGAACGTGGCAAAATGTAAAGAAGCTTGCTTAAATACGGCTGGTCTGGGTGGCGTTTATCCATCCATTCAAAAGGCTAGACAAAGAAAGACTGATTTATTCTTAAATAATCGTGATGAGTTTATGCGCCAGTTATTCGATGATTTAACAAAGATTGAGAAATACTGTACTAATAAAGGCAAAATCGCAGCGGTGCGGTTAAATGGTACGTCCGATATTCAATGGGAGCTTATAAAAGTAAATGGTTTAAATGTATTCGATACATTCCCAAATACTATTTTTTATGACTATACCAAGATTCCGAATCGCAAAGTTTCACATATCAAAAATTACAGCCTTACTTGGTCGTATTCCGAAGCGAACAAAAAATACAGTAATTATTTCGATACAGTGCCAAATAATAGCGCGGTAGTATTTCGCGATAAATTCCCATTTTATTTTAAAGGGAAAAAAGTTATTAATGGTGATTTAACTGACTTGAGATTCCTTGATCCTAAAAATGTTATTGTAGGTTTAAAAGCGAAAGGCAAGGCAAAAAAAGATAATACTGGATTTGTTATCGATTAAAAAAAGTTTAGCCAGGTAGAATTAAAACCGCCACGCCAGGCGGTTTTTTTTTGGGTCGGGTCGGGTTTTATAATTAAGTTATATATATATGAAAGATTGTTTTATATATACGATGAATTGATTGATATATAAATTGGTCGGGTTGTCGGGTCGGGTTATTAAATTAAGTTATAAATGAAAAGTTAAAATTTGCCCAGTGAATATATATGAATATATATATAAAAAAATTTTG